AAGAAACGAACAAACCGCAAGTATACTGAATATCGTACAATTGTTTCAAGAGCAAGAGCAAAGAGAAATTATGGTAAAAATGGCAGAGATGCAAAAACAAATTATCCAGAAAGAAGCTGATGAGATTGAATCTATGTCAGATTGGAAATCAAGAGTTTTAGGAGTTAGAAAAGATGACGTCGTTTAATTGTCAAGAGTGTAAAAAAGAATTTAGTTCAGAGGCTTCTTTGCATAGACATATAAAAATGCATGATATGAATCTTGCAGATTATTATACCAAACATTATCCTCGAAAAAACTTATTAACTGGAGAGCTGTTGCCATTTAAAAACAAAACAGATTATTTTAATAAAGACTTTTCTACATATAGTCAATTATTAAAATGGTGTCATAAGGCGCCGCCCGAAAGTGTTAAAAAATATTGTTTAAAAAAACTTAAAAATAGAATTGAAGACAAAGATTTAAAATTTGCACCTACTCATCTTGAACTTTTATTAAGCGAGCTGCCAACAATAGACATTTACAAAAAGTTTTTTACAAGTTATTCACACGCTTGTAAGGAAGTAAGTATTAAGCCAATGCTCTACAGGAAGCTGCCTGAAAGCTTTTTTGACGTAGAGGATTTCAGTGACTTAAAAATAGTTATTGACACACGAGAAAACCATCCACTTCCATTTAAGAATGTCAAAAAATTTGCTTTAGATTTTGCTGACTATACTGCTAGTGGGGACAAATATGATTATACTTTTGTAGAAAGAAAGAGCGAGAGTGATTTTAAATCTACTATGTCTCAAAATTTCTCTAGATTTAGAAGGGAAATCTCTAGAGCAAAAGCAATGGATAGTTATATATTTATTGTTGTTGATACAGACATCAAGAAAATGAAAAAACAAAATCATTTTTCTCCTCATCCCGCAAATTTAAAATTTATTTTTCATAATATGAAAACTTTGTGCCACGAATTTCCTGAAACTTGTCAATTTATATTTTCTGGAAATAGAACAACGTCAATGGATTTAATACAAAGAATTTTATATTTTGGAAGAAAAATTTGGTATTGTGATTTACAATATTATATAGACGCAAAAAATTATGGCCTGGCAAGAAGGAAATCAAAAACGCAGACTAAACAAGTATCGCGAAATAAACAAGCGACTTCTCGATGATGATTTAGGCTTTCTTGACGAGAGAGAGGCTAAGTTATACTTATATCAATTTTTAAGGGAGAATACAACGTTTGCAGTAGACTTACTCATGGGAGTAAAGCTATTTCCATTTCAGCATATGTCTGTTAAGGCAATGTTTGAAACAGATTATTTTATGGGTGTTTGGTCTCGTGGAATGTCTAAATCTTTTACAACTGCAATTTTTGCAGCATTAGACGCAACCCTGAACCAGGGGGTTGAGATAGGAATATTATCCAAATCTTTCAGGCAGGCAAAAATGATATTTAAAAAAATCGAAGATATTGCAGCTAAACCTGAGGCTGCATTATTTGCTCAATGTATTACAAAAAAAAGTAAAAGTAATGATGAATGGCTGTTAGAAATAGGAAGTTCAAGAATAAGAGCTTTGCCTTTGGGTGATGGTGAAAAGTTGCGTGGCTTTCGTTTTCATAGAATTATTATTGACGAATTTTTGCTGATGCCAGAAAGAATTTACAATGAGGTTATTGTGCCGTTTTTGTCTGTCGTAGAAAATCCAACTCAACGAGAGGATTTATATAATTTAGAGACAAAACTAATAAGCGAAGGCAAGTTAACCGAACAAGAAAGATATGTTTGGCCTAACAATAAATTAATAGCGCTTTCGTCTGCATCTTACAAGTTTGAATACATGTATAAATTGTATACTCAATTTGAAAATCTTATATTCAATCAATCTTCTAACGACACGGCGCATAGAACTATCATGCAATTTTCTTATGACTGTGCACCAAAACAATTATATGATCAAAATTTGTTAAACCAAGCTAAGTCCACTATGAGTCAGAGTCAGTTTGAAAGAGAATTTGGCGCAAGATTTACAGACGATAGTAGTGGGTATTTTAAAATTTCAAAAATGTCAGAGTGTACCATACCAGATGGCGAAGGTCCATCTGTTGAGGTTGCGGGAGAAGCTGGCGCAGAGTATCTAGTAGCTTTCGACCCTAGCTGGGCAGAAAGTGAGAGTTCTGATGATTTTGCGATTCAAGTATTTAAATTAAACAAGGATAAACAAATTGGTACTGTGGTTCATAGCTACGCTTTATCTGGGGCGACGATGAAAGATCATATAAGATATTTTGGATATATATTATTAAATTTCAATGTCGTAATGGTAATTGGTGATTATGCTGGCGGAGTTCAGTTTATAAGCGCTTGTAACGAAAGTGAAATTTTTAAAAAAGACGGCTTAAAGTTAGGGGTTATAGAGTGTGATTTTGAAAAACCAGAAAATTATACTGATGACTTACAAAAAGCTAGAAATGAATACAACAAAAACGAAAGAAAGATTTGTTATTTAAGAAAACCAACAAGTAACTGGATTAGACAAGCAAACGAGCTACTGCAATCTAATTTTGATCATGGTAGAATATTTTTTGCTTCTAGGGCTATAGATGATTCATATCAAATACAAAGAAAGAAAAATATACCAAT